TACCCGAACCGATGATACCCTGCGAGTTGGTGTTGCCGTACTCTGCATAATAGAGTATAGCCATTACGCAGTGCTGCTCCCAAGTGGTTATAGTGTAACCAGCACCGCGAGCGCGTGCGTATGATTTGAAATTAGCCTGCGACACGTTGCCAGTACTTTCTACGCCACTGCGGGAATAGACCTTTGAACTAACAACGTATGCCTCGTATGCACCGAGCAACTGGTTTCCGTCATATTTATTCCATTCCTCACCCAAGTCAATAAGTGAAAAAACAATCTCCCACTTATTAAGTGCGAGTAGCTGCGCACGGAAATAGAAAGTTGGAACGTGAACCATTACGTCACCCATAGTTCCGTCAAGGGCGGCAGTGCTGCCGTCACCAGCGAACACGTTTGAATCTCCGTCCGACAACTGGCACATAGTTACCTTACCCTCTGCGGTTTTCTTTACGAGGTAGCGGTGTGAGTTGTTACGAATCCATTTGATAACGTCACCATTTACGTCACCCGTAACAATCTGTGACGGACTGGTCTTTGAAAAGTCAAGATAGATTGTGTCTGTCTTGTTCTCAAACGCCAGCGCGTTAATTTCGTAAGCAGCCTCGTTAATCGCGCCAACAATTTGATTCATCTTACTTGCTGCGAGTGCCTCGCCAGCATTGAATTGTAGGTTAAGTTTCTCCATATCTGTTGTTATTAAAATGTTAAGCGAGTTTATCGTTCCCGTCCAGCAGCGATAATGCTACCAAATCGCTTGAAAGGGTGAAATACTGCAACTGCGTATATGATATGAGTTTGGTTTTCATATCATCACCCCAAAGCGGGTTATAAAATGTCACGGGTGTCGTGCTTTCGTTCTCAATCGTCTGCAAAGAGAATGACGCAAGCCAACCCTCGTCTGCGTTACCCGTCCAGTCTATCTCCGACATCAGCATTCCGTTCTGCAAGCCGTAGAGCTCGTACTTGGTTTCCATATTGTGACTATCGGCATTACGCACGAAAGCCACAACGCGGCAGTACGCGAGGCGGTTCATTTGGTCTTTCAGTTCCTGCGTCTTTACGAACGTGCGGCAGGTTATGTGGTGTTCAAACGCGTTATTGAATGAACCCTTAATCATAGCGAAACCCGCGTCATACGAGTTCCTGCGTCCTTGATAACGTACCGCGTACTGGTTGGCTTTCAGCGATAACGCGTTTACCACCCCGTCTGCCGTTACGTTATAACTTGCAATATCTTCTTTCGCCATAAGGAAAAGGTCAGCCTCTATCCCTGCGTTGAAGATACCACAATTCGCCAGCGCATTGTTGCGCATCAGTTTACTGCAATCTGCACTCATAGTTATATCTCGTTTTTATTGTTAGTCACCTATTGCTACAAAATGATGCTGCCTGCGTTTGGGTTCAGTGTTCTTATCCTCGCATACCGCTTTCCAGTAGGCGGCAGCGTCACGCAGTACCTGCTCACCTATGACCTGCGCGTCACGGCTCACGCTGGCAATCATCTGCGGGGTAGCAGCGTTGCTATCCTCACCCTCTTTGACTACGATACCGAACGGGGTTGTCTGTGTGGCGTGGTTACGCACGAAACGGGCGTAGGCGAAATAACAAGCCGCCTCACGCAGTCCGTTCTGTTGGCGTTCAACACCGCTCGCGTCAGTCCAAAAACCGCCCATAAGGTAGGTGTATTCCTCGGGTGTCAAACCCAACTGCGCAGCCTGCTCAATAGTAGATTTATCCAGCGTAGCAGCCTCCAACGCGTCAAACTTACGCATCAACTCCGCACCCACTACGGGCAGCAGGTCAAAGGATATAGCCTCGCGTATGTAGATTTCAATACGTTCCTCGGTTATGTTTCGCGCCACTTGGCGGTACTTGCGTATGTTGTCACTTGTGATAAACATAGTTATAGTGATTTCAAAAGTTCGTCAATGTCGTCCTCGTCCAGTCCGTACACGCGGCTGAATACCACGCGCTTGGACTGCTCGCTCTTGTTCGCATCATAAAGCAGTTCCAGTACCTTGTCAGTGTTGTCACCCAAACGCTCTGCCAGCGTGGTATTGATGCGGTATTTCTTGGGTAGTATAGAGTAATCGCCCTCGGGGTTTACGTTCACAACGTAGTACTCCATAACCATAGCGAACACGCGGCTCACGTCCTCGCGCTCGGTATCGGTGATGCTATTGTAATAGTCGTAGGCGTTACGCATAAGGTCTGCGCCGAAATTCGCACCTACGTCCTGCGCACGCAGGATAGGCGGCTGGTTGAACGCACGACCGATATTGTCGGGTGCTTTCTCGCCAGTCACAACAAAATCCTTGTCGGTGTTGTTTGACTTGAACGGCTTAAATTCGGGTTCAACGTCACCGCCCTGCAAATTGACATAAAACATCTTTCCTGCGTTGGTGTCACCTTGAAACTCTTTGAGTTCCTGTTTTGTTTCTTCCTCCGCGTTCTTTGTGTTGGCGGTGTTGTTGCGGTCAATGAGCATACCAGCAGGCAGGAAATTGTTGCGGACGTTACGCAGTGCCACGTTCGCCAGTCCTTCCTCTGTACTCATATCGGTAACGGCTGCATCGTAGGTCGGTACGGGGTAGCAGTCACGCCCAGCGCGTGAGTAGTAGAGTATCTGTCCGTTCCACTTGTCCCAGCCGCCTGCTGCCTCCACCTGCTGGCGGATGATCTCGGGGCGCGGGTCGAAGCGGTCAAAATAGACAATATCCTTTGTGCGGAACGGGCGCAGGGCGACAAGACGCTTGCCCCAGTCGGGGTGAACCGCGTACTTGTCAAAATGCCCGTCCTCGTCCAGTTCACCGAGGCGCACCATTTCAAACGGAACGTGTTGTATCTCCGTTATCTTGTAGTTCGCGTTCCAGTTCAGCAATAAGGCGAACCCCGCATACATAGCATAGTCCTCGGCTACGCGCTGCAACAAATCGTCAGCCGTTTGGTTGTAGCGGTTGAGTTCAGCCGAATAAAAGTCTTTCTGTGCGAATCCGCGTCCGATGATGAACTTGCGGTATTGTTCCATACAACTTGCACCCGTGACACTCGCACCCACAATCTCACGCAGTCGCTGCGGGTAGTCGTTATCCTTGCCGTATGCTTGAATGTGATAGCCGCGCCAGTTGGCACGTTCTACCCTCTTTTCCGTCTTTAATGCTGATACTTTCATCGGTGGTTATTTCTTTTTCGTTTGACGTGGTTTTTTTGCGCTCTGTGCGCTTTTCTTCTTCGGGGTGGGTACTTTATTACCCTCACCCACGTTCTGCGCTCCTGCGGCTTGCGGTGCGCTCTCCTGCGCTTTCTTCTCACGTTTTGCGTTCTCTATTGCGAGTTGCGCCATAGCCTTTTCGTTCACATACTCGGCAACCAGTGTTTCCCAGTTGCGCGGGTAGCGGTCAAAAAGTTCAATGCAGGCGGGGTGAGTGGAAAGGTGGTAAAGTGCCAGTTCATCCGTCAGTGTGTTCATATTGCAAAGTTTGGTTGCATCGCCATTGGGGGCGACCAGCAGTGCGCCTGCTCGCAACTCAAAACTCCGCTCGGCTCGTTTCTTCATCTGTGCCAAATCCCCACGCATCAATGCGAGGAACGCATCATACCAGCAGTCGGGGCAGTTCTTGTTCAGTTTGGCTTTGAAGTACTTTTCATATAACGCCTCCGTATCTGCGCGGAAAGCGTTTGCAGTATCAGCGATAAGTCCGCGCACCTGCGCGGAACTTACCCCTGCATACTGACTGCGATATTCCTCAATCGTCATAGCGGTTTATCGTTTTAGTCATTACTGCGCTGGTTTAGGGGTTTGCGGTATACAAACCATTGACCAGTGTGTCGGTTGCTGCCTCGCTGGTAACGTAGATTGAGGCGGGAACTTCACTCTCGCGGGCGTTGTCCTCGCTTGCCAGTGTGATAGCGTAAGCGATTCCGTCTGCGTCAGTGGAGTTGAACTCAATAGCACTGGCTACCAGTCCGTTCTCGTCACCATAGACCTCGTACTTGGTTTGGGGGTTGGCGGTGTCAAGGTTCTGTGATATAATCACATACTTGCCGTGAGCAATCAAGTTCACGTCATTTTTGAGGTTCTGTGTGCGATCAAAGGCACGCATAATGAACTGGTGTCCAAATGAGTTCACATAAGTACCCTTGTTCATTGTTACGCTGCCCTCAAAAGCAGCCTCGTGTGAGGTGAACAAATAACCAGTAGCACCGCTTGCCAGTGCTATGGCTGAATATACGCCACTGGTGCGGGTTTTGGTTGCGGCTTTCCAATCGTCATAGTTGATAAGAATAGCCCAACCCTTTACTCCTGCCACGCTATTACGGCAACTTGCCATAGCGAGGTTCGCATTGATTTTACTGCAATCCATAGTCTTGAATGAATTAAATTGTTATTGAATCTGTTAGCTGATAAAATAGGGCGGGGCGGCTGCGGTCAGCGCGTGACCTTGACCGCCCCCAAACCCTATACACTGCGTCCGTT